GATGGTACTGTGTTTGAAGAACAGATCGCACCACTATTAAAGGAGAACTAACATGTCATTTATATTAATGGCTAAAGCAGTCAACGAATCTATACCTGATGCACTATGCAAATGGTTACTCGTTGTGCTTGCAGACCACGCAAACGAAGAGACGCATACATGCTTCCCATCTTTAGATAGACTAGCTGAACGTACACAAATGAATCGTGTTACTGTAACTAGAAAATTAAATTGGCTAGAAGAACATGGCTATGTCACACGCAATAGAGGTAGCAGTAAACGCTCTACCATCTACACTATCTTTCCAACAGTTGCACACAGCAACGCTCCAGTTGCAGAGAGTAACCCTAACCTATCAATTAAACCTATTAATAATATAGAGGGGTACATACCTAACAAAGAATTGATCGATCAAATAAATAAGAAAGGAGAACTAGACCATGACCATGAAACGAATCAGTTCGTTGACTTCCATATTGCCAAAGGTACGAAATTCAAAGACATCAACAGAGCCTATAGGTTCTGGTGTAACAATAGAATTAAGTGGAACACAGAAAGATCAAGCAGTAGCACGACTACTAAAGGTTGGTCAGCCCACAACAATAGACGCAAGTCTTCTATCTTTGGTGGAATCTATAACAAAATACAAAGTGAACGTGAATGAACTCAATCGTTATCCTGCTAATGGAGGCTTCGTTACTATCCTTAAAGGATTCGATATAGAAGCCGACACAGTAGAGGATGTAGATAAGTGTATACTTGCTGTCACTCAAGCACAGTTACCTATGTCATACCCCATGCTACGTGAAAGGTTGGCTGTCTTAGCCACACTAGTAATCAAACCAAGTGGAGAAGGTGAAGAAGACATAGATGTCAGGATGAAATCGTTAGCACAAAAGCTAATGGAATTCCCTGCTGATATAGCATCGTATGCTATTACTCAGGTTGAACGAACCCAAAAGTTTTGGCCTTCGTTTGCTGAGTTCTATACTCACATAGGATGGAGACTTACCCATCGTGAGTATCTACTGCGTGATCTTAATAAGAAACGCATTGACTTACTGCGAGTTTGCAGTTAATATTAATCGATAGAGTAACGGCTCGTTCAGGACTGTTGTAGATAGCATATCTTCATTAGTGATGTAACCTTCTCGTTACTCTATTACCAACAACAAGGAGAACTAACATGAACAGATTAGGATTCATTGGTGGATCTGATGCCAGACAAATTATGGATGGTGATTGGGGTAAGCTATGGGAAATTAAAACAGGGCTGATACAATCAGATGACTTGTCTCAAAATATAGCAGTACAAATGGGATCGTTTACTGAATTGTTTAACGTGCTGTGGTTTGAGAAACAGTATGGCATACAAGTATCAACTCAAAAAAAAGATGGCAAACAACATGAGTATCTTTTAAATTATAATGGCGTGCCATTGAAAGGACAGATCGATGGATTGATAAACGATCCTGATTCTGACCCAACAAAGCATCCACTATCATGGGATATTTTAGAATGTAAACACACCTATGATAGAAATAATTTTGAGCAATGCTTACGTATGTATATGCCTCAGATACAATTCTATTTGTGGATATCACAGGCTCAAGGATGTTATCTATCTGTTTTGTTTGGCAACAATAGATGGGAGTGTCAGTACATTACAAAAAATTCTGACTATATTGCTAAGATGCAATATGCTATTGAAGCATTTTGGAAATGCGTTACAGAAAATAGCAGACCATTTGATGATCATGGTGAGCCAGTATCTATAGATAAAATTCTAGTTGATAACATGGTAAGGAGAGATGCAAGTAGTGACAATCATTTTATATCTGCTACGCATGATTACTTACGACACGTAGGTGATGCTAAATCTTTTGAGTCAGCTAAAGCTACGCTTAAAGAATTAGTAGGGCCTAATGAAAGAGAAGTATATACGGATCAGCTTTCTATTAAAAGAGACAAGCGAGGTGCGTTAAGATTTAACATAATAAATGGAGAACTAACATGACTGCAAACAACATGATCTTATGGGATTCAGTAGCAAAGTCTGATCCCAAATCTTTAAAGCCTGTATCTTTTGGTGCAAGAAAATTTACAGCTATTGATCCACACTACCAAGTCAGAGCTATGACTAAAGAGTTTGGAAAGATAGGCGATGGTTGGGGATGGAATTCTACTATGGAATTTATTAACTTCTCTAATGGAGACACGGCTTGCGTTGCTCACATTTCAATATGGACTGTAGATAGAAGCTGTGTCTATGGCCCTTTTACTGGATGTCGTACATTCTTTAATTCAAAAAAAGAAAGAACAAACGAAGACGCACCTAAGATGGCTATCACAGATGGCTTAACTAAAGCTATCTCTCATCTAGGATTTAATGCAGATGTATTCTTAGGTACAATGGATGGTAACAAATACACTGCTGATACAAACAATAACAAAGGAGAATGGTAATGGAAGAACAAAAAGAATACGACAATACTAATACTGGTGTAGGGTTTAAACCTTTTGATGATCAGAAACTTATACTTCAAGGCAAGTTCAATGTGAATGGAGTAGAGAAAAGCTTTGCTTATCATACTGCTGTGTCTAAAGATGGGAGCAAACGTATAGATGTCTACGAAAAAGTAGGTGCTTTGTTTCCTAATAAGAAAGATGATAACCCTATGAAGCCTGACTATACTGGCTCAATGATGAACCCTGATAAACTTAGGCTTGCCGCATGGAAAAAAACAAATGATGCAGGCCTTAAATACATGACACTTGAAGCCTCAGAACCTAGAGATGCTAAGCCTGAACTGGAATCAGAACAGTCTGTGCTTACAAACAAAGAAACAGTTGACGAATTAACCGAAGATGAAGTACCTTTCTAAAAATAAGGCTGTCTTTTTCTTGGATTAGTTCTCCTATGGCAGTCTTAAACAGGGGTGCGAAAGCACTCCTGTTCTACCAATCAGGAACTACCAACCCTTTACGATACCCATTGATCCTATCATAAGTTAACACCTCTCTTCGATGCTGATCGCTGTAACTACAATGAACCCAACCACTATTACCCCCAGTATAACACTCTAAAATTAACTGATCGAATTCTAGGTTATCTATAATCCATCTACACAAATCCTCATTAGCTACACCTATAACTTCAAAGTCTACTGCCTGACCTAACGCATGTTGGCTAGTTTTTTTGCTATTAATAACTTCGCATAATAATTCACTACGAAAACCTGAACTAGGTTGTATTGGTTTTCTATAGTGTGCTCTTATAGGCTCAAGAATATTAACGCATAATTTTTTTAAACATTCTATGTGCGTATCGTGTGGATAATTAGCTATACCCATACGCTCTGCTGTTTGACTCTTAAGCATCTCAGCTAAAGTAAAATTTTCAGATAGTAACATTAATTTTTATCCCTTCCTTTTAAACGTTCGGCAGTTCTCATGCCTGCGAGTCCTAGCATTCCCATTAAAACAGGTAGCATAGTAGCCGTGTCAGCCTGCGGAATAATTATTCCAAACCCTGCACATAACGGCGAAACTAAAAAATTAACAAGAAATCCAAGTACGCATACCCAAGCAGTAGCAGGTCTCCACGAACTTTGAAACCAATTACCTTTAGCATCAGCTTCATTAACTTTAATCTGAGCAAGTGCTATCTCTTGTGCGTGACTCTCTGCCATAGTAGCAACTTCATGTGCCAACTTAGTTCTTAAATCTGCATCAGGTATAAATTTATCTAGTAGCCCTGCTATTGGGCCTATCAAAGCTGTTAACATTAATATATCCTCACTTTCTCTGGGTCTATTTGTGGAACTAATTTACACATACAATTATATTCTTTAATTCCATCGTTGGTTTCTAATTGCTGACCACTTAAATGTTTTGAATAGAACAAACAATCTCTTATCGATTTAAAATAAATTGAACCAGAAGCTACTGTTGCCATGTAACACGCCAAAACAAATGCACTCATATCAAACCTTTCTTCTTGGCTATAATCCAAAGCACAGTTACAACACCTGAAAACAAAGCAGTTATTAAAATGGCTAAAATGATTTTCATAATTACGTCTTGGAAATGTGCCTTTGCTTTTGCCTGATCGTTTAACATTTTCTTTCTGTTAACTCTGGCTTCTGTGCAGTAAGCAATGTAGTCAATGTAAAGGTTAGGTCTTCCGTAGAGTTGCATGAACTCACGAAGCTTATCTTTCTTAACTCTGATTTCTTCGAGTGCCATGAATTCTTCAAGATCATTGTCTTCTTTGCCTAAGAACTTTGTCCATAAACTATTCTTTTTTCTTTGAACATCAGCCCTTAGTTTGTCTTCAGCACCTACGAAATTAGCGATTGCCGATCCTGCTGAAGTAAGTTCTCTTCCATTTTCTATGGTTTTTTTTATTATTGCAAAAGCAGTATTAGCAACAACTAGCATTTCAAGCATAGTGTCACCTCAATAGTAAACCTGCCATCATTAGGATCATTGTAGCTGTTGTGCCTAGCATGATTTGCTCTAGTCTTCTTAGCCTAGACAATGTCTCTCGCCATCTTTCAGCACAAACAGCCTCGTGAGTATCTAACTTAGCTTTGACTTCTGAAGCATTAACCATTTATACCTCGTCTGGGAAATCGTATATTGGAGCATTTCCAGTTGGCTCTGGAGGGTCTTCGTCATTCATTGGCACAACAAACAAAGCTTTGAAATCATCTAAGTCATCACAATTATTTATTGCAGTTTCTATTGTTCCAGTTGCAGTACGAACTGCTGATCTGTATGTAGTAATTGCAGATGGTATTGCAGTAGATGCTTCAGCTTTGCGAGTGACATACCAATCAGTTGATGCAAGCTTACTGTTACCTGATGCTTTTGTTTGAGCAATCCAATTAGATTTAAGACCTTTAGTAACACCTTGAGAG